GGCAGCTTGGGCAGGCGGGTCAGCAGGTGGATGGCATTGCGCTCGAAAGCGAAGTTGCCGGTGTAGTTGTTGCCGATGGTGATCGTCTTGCTGTCCGTCTGTTGCTGGCGCAGGCCCGGGGTGCCGATGGTGAAGGTACCGCTCAACGTCGAGTTACAGACATACTTGTTCGTAGTGTCATCCTCGAAGGCCAGCACGTCGCCATACAGCAGCGTGTTCGAGCCGGTCTTCGGGGTGATCGTTGTCACGCCCACGGCGTGCGTACCGTTGAAGACGTAAGCCGAGCCGGTGCCCTTGGTGTGGCTGACGATCTGCCCGGACTCGTGCAGCTGGAAGCCTTCCAGGTTGCCGAGACGGCCATCACGCAGCAAACCCGCGTCGCCCGCCTCGTTGACCTTGAACAGGCCCGATTGCGTGCCGCGGATCTTCGCACCCGTGGTGGAACTCAACACCAGGTGCATGTCGCTGGTCCAGGCGCCGTTGTCCACCAGGATCTTGCGGATGTTGGCAATATCGCTCAAGTCGTTGGCCGTCCCGAAGGGCGTGGTGCCCGCCGTGCCATAGGCCCGGCTTGCGCCGCGCTTGGCCGCCAGGAACAGATCCGTCTCGACCGCATTGATCAGCGTGCGGAAAGCCTGGCTGAACTGGTCCTGCTTGACGATATCATGCACACCGCCCAGGCTGGCTTCCTCTTCGCCGCGCCACACGAACGGCACTTTGTAGACGGAGCTGATGCTCATCGAACCGTATCCGATGGTCTGGCCGGAAGGTTCGGTGGGGACGGCGGCCGGGCTGACTTGGGTCGCAGCCATCGTGGGGACGATGGGATAGGTGATGGTCTGGTCGAGTGCAGCCTGTTCGGCGGATGGGTCCAGGTAGACCGCGCCGACGAAGCCGATCTGCTCGCGCATCACGCGGTCAGCGGCTTTGTAAATGGTGGGAACCAATCCCGTGAGAGTATTTGCAGTCATGGTAGTTACCTCGCTTCTGGTTAGTCTTCGACCTTGCCGCCGCCCTTGACGAATTTCATCCGGTCGGCCGGGGTCATGGCTTGAAACTCCGAGAGTTTCATCACATCCTTCGGCGCTTCAGCGCCTTCGGGTGCGGTAGGGGATGCAGGGACGAACAATTGATTGACGGAGTCGGGGACATTGGCAGCGACCAATTTGTCGTACAGGTTTTTCTTGGCCACGTAGTCGGCTTGCAAGCTATCCAGCGGTTCTTGCAGAGCCAGCGCCTGTTGCGTCGCCTCATCCGTTCCCTGTTCGAGCAGTGCAGCGATCTCGGCCGCCTTCTGTTTCCAGGCCGTCTCCGCCGCAATCAGAACATCGTAGGGACCTTTGAGATTGAGCATGGGGAGTTACTCCTTTTGTAAGATTTGATTGACACGATCACGCAGGCTCTGCGCCTTGCGTTGGAATTCCGCCGCGGCCGGATCGCTGCGAAGTGCTGGTGCTTCTGCAGCAACCTGCGCGGGCGGGATATCACTGGGTTGGAACGCCTGCATCACGGCAGGCGGGACATGGGCATAAGTATGCAGGCAATTGACATACGCCACGTTCTGGACCTTCTGCTGGCCGCCGGTCACGATCTCATCCGCGAACCCGTAATCCACGGCCTGCTGCGCGCTCATCCAGGTTTCATCCGCCATCAGGCGGCTGATCTTCTCCTGCGTCATGCCGGTGCGCTCGGCGTAGACCGGCACAATGCCATCCTTGATGGATTTCAGATCATCACGCAGCTTGCCAAGCGTCTCGATATTGAGTTGCGCCAGAAATACCATCACGGATGGATCATGGATCATCATGTAAGCCGAGTCCATGATCTTCACCCGGCTGGCTGCCATCACCACGGCCACCGCTGCACTGGCCGCAATGCCGTCCACGCGCGCCGTGATCGGACCCGGGTACTCGGTCAGGGTGACGCGCATCCGGCTGGCCGCGATCACGTCCCCGCCCGGCGAATTGACCTTGAGCAGCACCGCCTTCCCCTGCCCCACGCGGTAAAGATCATCCTTGAATTTCTTCGGGGTGATCTCGTCCCCCATCCAGGAATATTCGGAGATGACGCCGTTCAGCTCGAGTTCGGCCTGTCCGCTCTCGGACTTCTCGGCCTCCACGAAATTCCAGAACGGCTCATACGGTTGAGCGTTTCCATCGAAACAACGGATTGGAGTGTTAGGCATTCGGGGGTCCTCCTGGGGGGAGTGATTCAGGGATCGGGGCAATATTGCTGGCCATGTAGAAACGCTTGCCTGCTGCGTAGGGATTGGCTTCTTCCATCGCCCGCGCTTCGTTTGGCTGCATCTGCCCGCTCTGGATCTTGATCGAGTTCAGCTCGGCGCGCTCCTTGGCCTTCATGCGGTACAGCGCCTCGCGCCGGAATTTGAAATAATAGGTGGCCTGGTCCGCCTCGGAAACAAAGCGGATGCGCGCGGCCTCTTCCCACGGCACCAGGAAGGGGTCGAGCGTCAACGTCACGAATTCTTCATACTTCTCTTCGTTCGAGTTATAGGCTTCCTTGCCGCGGTTGAGCATGTGCCCGGCGATCCCGAAGAAGAGCGCAATGTCGTCATCGGTCGCCGCAATACTTTCCAGGAACTGCGCATCCTTGGCCTGCATATCGATCGGTTGGTATTCCACGATTTTATTATCCAGGATGGCCAGCCGGTACGCATTGTCAGTGCCGCTCATGGCTTCCTCATAGGCCTTGCGCATGGCACTTCGTTGTTCCGGAGAAAGCGACCCGGCGACCTTCATGTAGGCCGCAGGCATCAATCCCTGCGAGTACATCATCGCCTGCGTCTTGTTGGCGGCCATGCGTCTGCCAAAGGTCTCACGTGCAAAGGTCACCACCCCGCGCCCCATGCATCCGGTCTCGTCCGGGTTGATCATCAAGTGCATGATCTCGACCGATGGGAGATAGACCGGTTTGGGACTGTTGGCAAAGCGATGCTCATACCACAGGTTGCCGTCCAGGTCGAACACCGGCCGCGTGCGGTTGGCAGGCAGGATGAACGTCTGGGCGGGAGAGATGGGGGGCTTCCACTGGTACGCGTTGCCGTAGAACAATAGCCACTCCACGAAAGCCTTCTTGAAATAAAATGGCGCCCAACCCCACAGGTTGGGCGAGATCTGCATCAAATAGGGCAAGTTGCGTGTGATCGCATCTGGATCGATCCCGCGGATTTCGTCCCCTGATCGGCGGTACATCTTGAACGGCATCATCGCCACGGCATCGCTGATGATATTCTTGGCTCGATACGCGGTGGCGATTGCCTGCGACGCAAACACCGAGACCTGTTCTCCTGACTTCGTTCGATATCCCCACGAAGACGGATGATCTGGCCGCGGTGAATTTGGTTCGTCAATCTTCGGGCTGTTGTTGGTCAATAGGTTTTGCAATAACACTCTGGGCCTTCGCTTTCGCGATGAGCACGCCGAACACGATCAACATGCCGCCTGCCGCGATCCAGGTCACGATCCCATTCCACTGCGCCAGGCCGAAAAGAATCAGGATGCAGCCCAGCACCAGCAGGAGATCGTCAACATAACGGGTGAACCATCGTTTCAACTGCGCTCCAACACTTAACAAAAAATGCCCGACCTTCAATAGAAGGTCGGGCGCAATAACCGACGGGGTGTCCCGGATAAACCCAGGACTGCTTAATCAGTTTTCAAAAATATTATACCCTTTTTCCTCTAAAATACAAGCACAATTCCTCGATCCACACCTGGGTGCGGTCAGGAATGGTGAAGAACCATGCGATCACGTAGATCATGAGCCAGACGAAAATCATTTTCATTTCTACATACTCCAATTCTCGTCGAGAATCCCACTCATATCGCCATCCTTGAGCGCCTGCAGGCGGGTCATGGCCGTCAGGATGCAAGCCACTGGATCGATGCGCCGCGTGTCTCCGCTTTTCTTTTTGCTGAGCATGATATTCTCTTTCGTGTCCACGATCTCTTTGGCGTTGCCCACTGCCCAGCGCAGCAGCGGCGAGCCATCATGCACCAGTTTCCCGGATGCCACCAGCTCCCGGAATGTCTTGGTCGGTTCGCTCAGGACCTTCATCCATTGCGCCACTTCGACCGTGATAAATCCAAGTTCTGCCATTTCAATGGATGCGTGCGTGGCGTTATAAGGATCGTAACAAAGCTCATGC